ACCGCGGAGTGTGTCGCTAAGTAATGCGCTTCTTTATCATATTGATCCTAGTCCTGAGTTGTGGGTACGCAAGTGCCCACCAATGGACACCAACTTATCCTAAGCTTAAACCGTCTCACGTTCCGGGAGTATATACTACCAAAATGGAGTTGTTTAATGGCAGAAAAGAAATAAGATATTATTCTGTTGGTGTGTTCGATAAAGAATGGAAAAAAGTAAAATATGTATCTTCGCCTTCGCTTATACGAGTGAGCCACTTAGATAGAAAAGAAGTAGAGATTTATATACACAAAAGAGATAAAAGTAAAGCGTACTATGTCTGTTCGAAATCAAAGATATTAAATACGGTAAAAGACCAATCAATTGTAGCATCGAGGATTTGTTCAAAAATCAAGTGATATTATGAAAAATTTGTTAATAGTAGTACTCGTGTTTGCGAGCTTTGCAGCTTGGGGTCAATCGAGTTCCTTAAATTTGAACTTGCCAAATACTTCGCAAACTTATGCTTCTGATAGGATACGTGCTGGAACTTTTGAATGTCAGAATGCGATCGGAGCTGCTACAAATGTAGAGTTTGGAGTTGTTGGGTTTATTAATAATGATGTTAATACTCCTTATAATAACGTGTACAATACAAACCCTACCGACTTTACAATGAATCCTTCAAACCAAGTTTCAGACGTAGGAGTATACGCGAAGATAAATATTCCTATCGGTGGGCCAAAAGAACGTATTAACTGTAACTCGTTGTATCAGTTAGAACTCGAAGTTAAAAGAATGGAAGTAATAAAACTCAAACAAGAGATAAGTAATCTAAGAAATCTAAGGTTCGTAGATGAAATTGAGGTAATCGAATAATGGCAGAATTTGAATTTGGAGGCATGACCTTCAAAGGTGGAAAAGCAGCTGTACTGCTTACAGCATTATCTACTCTAGGTGGTGCATCTTGGGCAGCGTTCGAGTTTTACAAAGATTACACAGATATGAAAGAAGTAGTACAGAATATTGACACAGATGCTATTGCAGCACGAAATATACAAATAGAACAAAAACTTGACGATGCCATCGAATACACACGAGATATTAAAACAGGACTACGAGATGACATACTTGCAATTGAAAAACAAGCAGATCGCGCAGAAGATAAAGTACGAACTATGGAAAACGAAGTTCGAGAAATGATAGATAAAGCAAGTGAGAGATTCGAAACAAAAAGTGACCAAATGAGAGAAGACTCGGACCAAGAAATGGAAGATCTTGAAGATCGACTAGAAAAGAAACTACAAAGAGCACTTGATAACCCGCTTGCGGACTAACCTGAGAAAAAAATCTCTTGACAAAACAACCCTACTTGAGTATAATTTGAACCATGGCAAAAGAACTAACCACAATTTCTCCTGAAGGGCTAGAGATAGCGAATAGTTATCTACAGTATGGTAATATTCGAGGTGTATGCGAGTATCTTCAAGTACCTGAACAGCGAGTAGTTGATGCCTTAAATACACGGGAAGTAAAGAAGTACATTGATACAGTGTACTTGGACATGGGTTACCGTAACAAAAATAATATCGGTTCCTTGTTAGATGAAATGATCGCATCTAAGCTCGAAGAAGCCCAGGAGTCTGGTGTTTACTCTAGTAAAGATCTTGCGGATTTACTACAAATGGCTCATAAAATGCGGATTGATGAAATTAAAGCACAAACTGATCTCGCCAAAGCCGAAGGCAGCAACATAAAGAACCAAACAAACGTACAGATAAACGAGTCTGTGCCTTTCGGACAAGGTAACTATGGTAAGCTGATGGAAAAACTACTCAATGGACAGGGATGAAGCTCAACAAAAATTTTTACAAACGGCGGCACAAGTAGATAAACTAGAATTAGAGTTTGCTACTCATGAAGTGCAGTGTGAAGAACGATGGAAGACTTGTTTTCAGCGTTTAGCAGATGTTGAAAGAGGCCTCATGCGTATAGAATCTCGTATGATGGGTATAGGTGGAACAGTAATCTTGTTCCTAGCTGGTGTATTAGTTACTCTAATCACCAAGATGTAGGAGAAATCAATGCCAAGTGGAAAAGGAACTTACGGTAAAAAGCGAGGACGTCCAGCTAAGAAAGGTGGAAAGAAGAAAAAATCTATGGGTTTAACTGCAAAGCAAAAGAAATTGCCAAAGGCTTTACAAAAAGCCATTATGAAGCGTCGTAGAGGTGGATAACGTGGAAATCTACGAAAAGCGCGGACGCTGGTGCTTACGAGATGGTAAGGGAACTTTACACAAGTTCCCTACTGAACTAGAAGCCAAAGAGTTTTTAGGTTTTAAAGACCCTGTTAAGGATTGCATCGACGAGGACTGCGATGGCAATCCTTGCGAGTGTGATACGGAGACAAAAGATGGCAAGAAAGAAGAGGAAAGTGGCAAAGAAAAAGCCAGTCCCAACAAACAAAAGACTGTACTCAGCAGTAAAGGCTCAAGTAAAAAGAAAATTTAAAGTATACCCTTCAGCCTATGCCAATGCATTTCTAGTAAAAGAATATAAAAGAAGAGGTGGCAAGTACAGAATGGGAGTAAGAAAATGAGTCTTACAAAGTGGTTTAAAGAAGAGTGGGTAGATATCTCCCGCCCGAAAAAGGGCGGAGGTTATGCCAAGTGCGGAAGAGGGAAAGCTAAAAGTAGCAAGTACCCTAAATGCGTACCAAAAAGAAAAGCTGCTCGTATGACAGCGGCTCAAAAGAAATCAGCTATAAGTAGAAAAAGAAAAGCTGGTAATCCTGGAGGTAAACCTACTATGGTTAAGACTTTCGTAAAAAAGAAGCGTAAAGCTACTATGAAGCGACGAAGGAGAGGATAAATGGCAAGACGTAAACAACCTGATTATATTGGAATGCGTATGGATCAACTTATTCAAGAACGCGATAACCCTAATAATAATGAATATGACTCACTTTGGTACAATAGAGTCATCCAAGAACTTGATTGGTGTCAACAAGCTTTAGGGAACGGCAGGCAGCGTAATTGCTTCATGGAGAAAACCGATGGCAGTAAAGCGTCGTAAGAAAAGAGACTCTCGATTAAAGAGAGCAGGTGTATCAGGTTTTAACAAACCCAAACGTACACCCGGACACGCCAAGAAGTCCCACATTGTAGTAGCCAAAGTTGGTACTAAAATTAAAACAATTCGTTTCGGCCAGCAGGGAGCTTCAACGGCAGGGAAGCCGAAGGCCGGTGAGTCGGCAGCAATGAAAAGAAAAAGAGCGTCCTTCAAAGCAAGACACGCTAAGAATATAGCCAAAGGCAAAATGTCAGCGGCATATTGGGCGGATAAAGTTAAATGGTAGACGAAAAAACTGGGTTTCATCCCGCAGACACAAACGGTGACGGATCAGTATCTGACACTGAACAACAAATGTACCTTGAGTTTCGAAGAAAAGAGTTAGAAGATCAAGATGCACAGCGTGATGCAATGAGAAAGATGACATGGTTCTCCTTATGGGGAATGTTATTTTATCCTTTCGGCATTTTTTGCACATCATTATTTGGTCTGGATAGCGCCGCAAAAATAATTGGTGATATTGCTCCCACTTACTTTGTAGCTATCGCGGCTTTGGTTTCCGCATTCTTTGGAGCCAATGCATATGCAGGGAAAAAATAATGGAAATGTTACTTGATTTAGCAATGACTTTTTGGCAGTGGACTATACTAGGAGCACTTGTTATAATTGGATTTGTAATAAATAGCTTCGATAAAAAAGAAGAAGTAAGGGTAGAGTTTAAATACCCAATGATGCCGAAGATGACACCCGTACCGATTGCAACAAAAGGTAAAGGATTCTGGAAAGGTATCTTAATGTGGTTAATGACCACTCGACAGTGGATAGTCACAGAAGACTTTCACTATAGTATGAAAGGCGAAGAGTATAAAGTACCAGCAGGTTTCCAGTTTGACGGTGCCTCTGTTCCTAAGTTTCTTGCAACTTTCTTATCTCCCGTAGGAGTGTTACTTATGGGTGGTTTAATTCATGACTATGGATATAGACATGGATGTTTACAAAAGAAAGACGGTACTCATACAGAAAGAATGTCACAAAAAGAGTTGGATGTAGTATTTCGAGATATTTGTATAGAAGTCAATGGCTTCAAGGTTCTTAACTACTTAGCATGGATGGCCTTATTCGCAGTAGGCTTTGTAGCATGGGGCGCAAACAGGAAAGCAATACCATGAAATATTTAAAACTACTCATGAAAGAACGCACCACTTGGGATGGTGCAGTGCTAATAGGAATCTGCGGATCAGTAATACTGTTCGGTGGTTTGGCAAAAATGATGGCCTGGGTCGGATTAGGCTATGGAATCTGGACACTACTGAAAAAAGAAGATTAATATGGCAGTTGAAGTAAGTCGGAGAGATATAATCTCTGATCAAATAGTTGAATTAGGGTCTGAGGCAAAGTTCTTGAAACTTCCAATAGGTCCATACTTGGATTTATTGAACGTCACACCGTTGCCGTCGCAGATAGCAATTATCAATGCGATTAACAATCCAAAATACCGTTTTGTCTCTGCCGCCGTCTCCCGTCGGCAAGGCAAAACCTACATTGCCAACATTATTGGACAGCTCGTGTCCTTAGTGCCTGGTTCTAATATCTTAATTATGTCACCAAACTATTCTTTGTCTCAGATCTCTTTTGATCTACAAAGAAACCTAATTAAACATTTTGATTTAGAAGTTACAAAAGATAACGCAAAAGACAAAGTTATCGAAATATCAAACGGTTCTACAGTAAGAATGGGTTCGGTCAATCAAGTTGATTCTTGTGTTGGCCGATCTTATGATCTTATTATTTTTGACGAAGCCGCACTAGCAGATGGTAAAGACGCCTTCAATGTCGCACTTCGTCCCACGCTCGATAAAGAAAACTCAAAAGCAATTTTTATTTCTACACCTCGTGGAAGGAATAACTGGTTCTCAGAGTTTTTCTACCGTGGCTTTACTGATGACTTTCCGGAGTGGTGCAGTATAAGAGCAACTTATAGAGATAATCCTCGTATGTCAGAAACCGATATAGCAGAAGCACGTAAGTCTATGTCAGAGGCAGAATTTAAACAAGAGTACGAAGCTGACTTTAATACTTATGAAGGTCAGATATGGAAGTTTAACTTTGAAACCCAAGTAAAAGATTTTTCTCAGTTAGACACTAGTAATATGGATGTTTTCGCAGGCCTGGATGTGGGTTACAAGGATCCCACCGCATTATGTGTAATAGCCTATGATTGGGATCAAGACAAATACTACTTAGTGGACGAATACTTAAATGCAGAGAAAACGACGGAACAACATGCTACCGAGATCAAGAGACTCATTGATCGCTGGGATATTGATTTCATTTATATTGATTCAGCTGCTCAACAAACACGGTTCGATTTCGCGCAAAATTACGACATCTCCACCATTAACGCGAAGAAGTCTGTATTGGACGGAATTGGATATGTCTCGGGAATTGTTGACAACGACAAACTATATGTGGATCAAGAATGTAAAGAGGCCTTATCTTGCCTTGACGCGTATCAATGGGACCCTAATCCCAATCTTATGAAGGAAAAACCGAAACACAACATGGCATCTCACATGGCAGATGGTCTTCGCTATGGACTATACTCATTCGAAACTGCACAGGTGTCCTTCTAGCGATACCTGTTCAAAAATAGTTATTGACAAGTCACCCTAAAGCCGATATAATTCTTTAGATAAAAATTGAGGAACCAATGGAAAATGCCTAAGTTAAAACGTGATGTTGTAAAGTATGTACGAGACAAGGCAAAGTCCAAGTATGAGAAAGGCACCGCTTGTGGGATTTGCGGCGAGACAGAACAGCTTGACTTTCACCATTTTTATAGTTTAACACCGTTACTAAACCAATGGCTGACAAAGAACAAACACGATCCTGAGTATATACAAGCACTTCGGGATGATTTTATAGAAGAGCACCATGCTGAGCTATATGACCACACAGTTACACTATGTCATACTCATCATTTAAAACTTCACTCAATTTATGGCAAAGACCCTGGACTAGGCACAGCTAAAAAGCAAATGCGTTGGGTACAGATTCAAAGAGAAAAACATGGCTTGGTATAACAATATATTTGGAGGCAAACCTGCAGAAGTTGAGGAGAAGTTAAATCCTGCACAATTTCATATGGATAGTGGTATAGAGTCTTCCCGTGAGCCTAACTTTAGTTACGAGCTTGCATATGAAGATTTAGAAATTGTAAATCGTGGCGTAAATATGATTGTTGATGACGTAGCCGAGATTCCTACTATGGTGTCTCGAGACAATGCTT